GGAAAAGACAAAAGTTCGGGCGGAGAAACATCCCAAAGTATTAAAGGAAGTGGTGGATTTTTGTTCTGGGAAAACAAACGTGGTTATAATTTCTTTGCCGTAGATTCTTTATGTGCTGATGAAAAAAGTAAATTAAAATCTAAAAAATTAGAAACCAAGACTTGGGGACCATATACAGAAAGACTGGGTAATCAAGATGATAAGGATCTAGATACTGCTATCTATGAATCATATTTTGGTTCTGAAGTTGATGTACTCCAGTCAATGAGAAGAGGTAAATACTCATCTCTAGTAGTATTCTTCAACTATTCTACGGGGCAGTATGAGGAGTACGTCTATAAGATTCGTGATAGTTATGATAATATGGCACACTTAGGAGGACAGAGCAGTATTAGTTTGATACCAGCAGATCAAATTGAACTTAGCGACTATCCAACTAGAATTATGTCAATATTTCTAGATCATGAAACATGGTACAATGGATCTGGACCAGCGTCTCCAGATCCTGAAGATGGAGGAACATCCCCAACTCAGTTTGCAGACTGGCAAAAATTTTATGCAACGCAGTCTATTGCCAGATATGAATTATTAAAAAATCAAACATGCACCATCGTTATTCCAGGAAATCCAGAGATTTGTGCTGGTGATAAAGTTGACATTAGACTAATCAACAAACTTTCTACCGAAGAAGGTAAGAAAGACCCATATGATCCAGAAAGTAGTGGATTGTATTTGGTTGGTGAAGCAACTCATACATATGACACCACAATCGGTCCTACTGGCAGATTTATTACTACGCTCAGACTACTCAGAGATTCTTACGGAATGAAAGATAGGGAATCAAACCATGGCACTAAATAACTAAAGGAGGTAATTACCTATGGAAAGTATCGAAAAGCATATTGAAGAGGATAAGAGGATCTTAGAAAATCCAACGACTTCTCCTCAGCAGCGTCGTCACATCGAAGGCGAATTGCACGATCTAGAAGAATGGGTAGAGCATCATAAAGAGGAGATCGAGGCAGGAGATCATCACGATCCCACACCCCTAGAACTCTATTGCGATCAAGAACCAGGAGCACCTGAATGTAAGTTGCATGACAACTAATTAGTATGGACCAGTTATTATCACAACTCGTCCCAACTCATCGTATTGGAGATTCTTTCAATTGGTGGGTAGGGCAAGTCGAAGAGACTACTGCTGACTCTAATGAGAACAAAGGCGGATATCGCCTTAAAGTTCGTATTGTGGGAGATCACCCTTCTAGTAAGGAACTCTTACCCACAGAAGACTTGCCATGGGCTCAAGTTATGATGCCTGTCAACGTGCCCTTCATGCCTGGTAATATTGGTGGAGCAAACCATCAACTTATCAAGGGATGTTGGGTCGTTGGTTTTTATTTTGATACTGATAAGCAAAAACCAATAGTAATGGGGTCTATCGGTCAGACTCCAAGTGCAACAGTTAGAGTAACAGAAACTAGACCAGGGGATGGTAGAGCATTTACCAACACTACATCATCAGATAAAAATCCAAACTATCCGCCAACTGATGGAACTCCAGGAGATGGAGTAGAGAATCCTAATAAGGTTACTGGAGCGTTACCTGATGGAACTAGAAACGAAAAAGGAGAACAGAAAGTCGAAGTACCAGACAGGAAGAGAGCTGGTATATTGGATGAGAAGTGGTGTCAAACGGTAGCAGAAAAGTGCGACAAACCAGACATCAAAGAACAGATGAAAATTATTCTGGGTGAATTGTTATTTGAGATCCAGAGAAATAATGGAAATATTGGAAGTTATCTAGTAGGGCAAGTCAACGGTAAGATTAGTGATATTACCAACATTGGCAGAAGCAAGATAGCTAAAGCGCAGAAAGTTCTTAGAGAGTTTATTGCTAGGGTAAAAGGATTTGTAATTCAGAAAATTACCGCTGGTGTAAAAGATCTAATTAAGATGCTAATTGCACCAAGTGATGTTGGTAATATTTTGACACCAGTCACAGAATGGTTCAATAGAATGCTGAAAGATCTGGGATGTAAAATGGCAGATCTTGGTGAGCGTCTTGAGAAGTGGTTGACAAATGTAATCATGAGTTACATCACTCAAATTTACCAAAACGCTGCTTGTTTATTAGACACATTTGTAAACGGTATCCTTTCTCAGTTCAATTCTTTGATGGAAGAGATGCTAGGAAGCATCTTGGGTCCTCTTCAAGATATTCTTGGTGTAGTTGGCAGTGCTCTCAATTTGTTGGGTGGAGCAGTAAATTTTGTTCTTCAACTCTTAGGAATTTCTTGTTCTGGTCCAGCATCAGATTGTGCTAAGTATAAAAAAATCTGTAATACTGGCGAAAAGGAGAAGAGAGATGATGATGAAGATTTCCTCGATAAACTTCTAGAAGATATTGATAACCTATTCCCAGTTACCACTGGAGACTATACACAATATACATGTCCTGCTGCATATGAAGGTAAACCGATAACAAATACAAATGTTGGATTCACTGGAGGCGTTCCTTTAGGACCAGAAGAACCAGGACAACCAGTACCTCCAGGTACAGCGTCTAAAAAGAAAAAAATTACTTATGATATCGCAGATATTTTTGTAGAGGAAGGAAACGAAGCGGTATTTACTGTAACTAGAAATGGTTATATTGATAGACCTTCATCTCTTACTTACAAGACGTTATCTAAAAAAGGAACTGCAACTGAAGATGTTGATTATCTTCCAGTCAACGATATTCTTGGATTTGCTTCTGGTGAAACTCAGAAGAAGATCATTATCAAGACTTTCTTTTCTTCAGAGCAAGAACCTAATGAAGACTTCTTTATCAAGTTAGGTATAAACTCTCCTGTTGCAGATCCAGAAGTCGAATCTTCGTTTATCAAGAATGTTGCAAAATGTACGATTACTGAAGGTGAGGTTGTTGATCCTCTAAATCCAAAACCACCACTTGGTGAGGTGAATCCAATTACTGGAATTTCTGAGACTTTCCCACCATCAGAAGGAGAAGTTCCAGATGAAGGAGATTCTGGAGGTGGTGGAGTAGGAGTAACTCCTCCTAGCGGTGGAGAAGATGCAGCTGCATCTCCAACATTTAGAGTTTCTGCTGATAGATCTTCTGTAAAAGAAGGAGAATTTATCAAGTATACTATTACAACCACAAATGTCGTAAACGGTGCTACATTAAAGTATACTTTAACAGGAACGGATATTACTTCAGATGATATTATTGGATCTGAAATCAGAGGTAAATTTGTAATTAATAACAATACCGCATCTGTTACTGTAGGAATTGCGGAAGATGGTGTTGTAGAAGATGAAGAAGTTCTTAGATTTACAATTGATTCAACAGGTGCTTTTGTCGATGTTTTAATTGTCTCTGATGATGGAAAAGCAGCTGATGATACATCTGAATTTGATGAAGGTGAGGGCGAGACTCCTGAGAATACATATGATGAGTTCACACCACCAACAGTTGACCCAGGAAAGGTAATCACGGATCCAGCTGGTGGTATCATTGAAATTCCTATTGATGATCCAGGCGATCCATGGGCGGAACCACCTTATGTCTTCATTGGTGGAGAGGGTATTGGTGCAATTGCAACTCCTCTATTAGATGAGCGTGGATTCATTACTGAAATCCGTGTTAAATCTCCTGGTTATGGATATAAGCTGAATCTAGCATCTGACAATAATGTTCGCTGTATAATTGATACGTTTACGATTATTAGTCCAGGACGTGGATATAAAGATAAACCAGATATTTACGTAAATGGAGAATTGGGAGTTGCTGAAGCGATAATTAATGATGATGGATTTGTAATTGGAGGAAGAGTATTGGATCGATCGTTGACTTTTGATGAATTACCACAAATTATTGTAGTTGGTGGTGGTGGATATGGTGCTACCATGATTCCTTCTCTCGTTTGTAGAGAAACAGATCAGCTTGAGCTACTTGGTGCTACTAAGATTGGCACAGGTCGCTATGTTGATTGTCCGTAGGAGAGTAGATAATGGCGCATACAGACTTACACGCACAAACAGAAGCTAGTGTAGCAAAGGCACAGGCAGCAAGTAGTGCAACATATAATGACTTAAAAAACGGACCAGCAAAACCATCAACTCCAAATGAAACTCAGAATCTGAGAAGTGATCCTGCATTTTGCACTGCTTATAAAGGATCTCTAACAAGATGTGAGATTTATGAAAGACTGATGCCAGATGGTACTACTGGAGCACTGAGAATTGATGGACCATGTATTCCAAAAGCTCCTGGTGCTGGTGGGTTTATTGCACTTTTATCTGATGGTGGTATTGTTTTAAGAACAGGTGATAAATCAAAAGAGGCGGGTCCAGCAAGCGGATTGTTATCTATTCATACAGAAGGACAGCAGCAATACCATGGCGGCAGAACAGATATTGAATATAACGATGGCGGAACAGAGTCTGAAGGTCACGCACTAAATGTTGTTGCATATGGCGATGTAGTAGAGAATGCTATTGGAAGTGAGAGAGTAGTAAAAGCAAAGAAAATTAAAATTGAGGCAACGGAAGAACTCTGGTTAATTGGAAAGACTCAAGTTTATATTCAGGCGGGTTCTGAAGGTGGCGGATCTATTTCTATGATCGCAGGTAATGTTGAGAAATATACTGACAACGATAAAGAAATTATCTTAGGTCAGAAGATGAGATTTGGCGTCTCTGAAGACATGATGATGCAATTTGATCCTAGAGCAAATGTTGTTATCAATTCTCCTGGTTTTCATAATGTAAACGTCCTAGGAGCAACCAAGTTTAAGGTTGGTGGTGCAGTTGACTGGAAGGTTGGTGGTGCATATAATATGGATACCGCTGGTGCATACCTTAATAAAGTTGGTGGTGCAGCTACCTTGACAGCAGGTGGAGCAATCACATCGACAGCGGGTGGCGCATCGACACTGACTGCTGGTGGAATAATGACTGTTGCTGCAACTGGAGCAATGAATGTTGCAGGCGGTGCTGCTGTGACAATCACTGCTATTGGAGAAGTTAAGATCACAGGCGCATTAATTAAACTTAATTAAGACATAAGTAATACTAAATGTGAATGGGGGCAAACTGGCACAAGGGGGCTTGTTTTTTCCTTGCAACCCTGATAAATTGTATTCATGCGATGGGGAAAACCTCATCCAACATCTGCGGGTAACCACTCCGCAAGTAACTCATCAAAGGAAAAACAACAATGATCAAAACTGCTTTCGCTGCTGCTGCTGCAGCCGTCGCTTTCGCTGCTCCAGGTGCTGCTCTTGCAGGTCCCTACGTTAACGTAGAGGCAAACTCAGGTTTCTCTGGTTCGGACTACACTGGAACGACGACAGACGCTCACATTGGATACGCTGGTGAAGCTGGCGAATCTGTCTCCTGGTACGTCCAGGGCGGTCCTAGCCTCGTCTCTGTTGACGGTGGTGACACTGACACCGTTTTCTCTGGTAAGGCAGGTGCTTCTGTCGCTGCTACCGAGCGCCTCTCCCTCTATGGTGAAGTCTCGTTCGCAACTGGCGTAGACGATGCTGACACTGGTTACGGAACCAAAGTCGGTGCTACCTTCTCCTTCTGATAAATAATGATGCGATCTTTCGTGCGGTCGC